TCGGCTGAGGCTAGGGTACATCTTCGCGTTGACACAAGCGATGATGACACCAAGCTAACCAGCCTTATAAAAGCTGCTCGCAAATATACCGAGACGTTGATTAATCAGCAGTTTATAACGGCAACGTGGAAGCTCTACCTCGACGAGTTCCCATCGAGCAATCAGATTGAGGGTTGTTTTTACAAAGGCAGTATCATCGTTCCGCGTTCACCGATTCAGTTGGTGACATCAATAAAATATTACGACACCGACGATGTTTTGCAGACCTGGGATTCGGATGAATATCAATACAGTGCTAAAAAGAATCCGGGTCGGATTGCAACTGCTTATGGTTATAACTGGCCTACACATAAAGAGCGGATGGATGCCGTAGTTATTGAGTATATCTCCGGCTACGGCGATGCAGGCTCGGACGTGCCGGAACAGATCAGGGAAGCAATACTGTTGCTTGTCGGTCATTTTTACGAGTTTGATACACCTTTCATAACCGGAATGACGGTTAACGCCTTGCCGTTGTCCTATCGGGCATTGGTGGGCAGTTGTTCTAACGGATGGTTGTGGTAATGGGCAAGCGCATGCGTACACGGGCAGAGGTTCAATTGGCAACGGAAAGTCAAAATAGCTATGGCGAGCCCCAATTAACTTGGGGCACTAAATTCAAGCGTTGGATCAACATTAAACCTTTGCAGGGTGATGAACTATGGAAAGCAAAACAAATTAACGCAGAGACAACCCATCGTGTACGCATGCATTATGAATCGTCGCTGGAGCCTACCCATAGGCTGAAAGTAGGGGCACGGATATTGAGTATCTTGTCCATGATAAATATCGATAACCGCAACAAGACTTGGGAGTTGCTTTGTAAAGAGGATGTATGAAATTCACTTTCCAAATAAGAGGGTTGCCAGAGCTTATACATAAGTTTGATACTATTGAATCGAAGTTTCGCACAAAATACATAAGACAAGCTATGCGCAAAGGCGCAAAACCAATAAACGCAGAAGCAAAATCGCTTGTTCCGGTTAATAGTGGACGACTTAAAAAGAGCATTAAAACTAGATTATTAAAAAGATCAAGAAAAACAATTGGTGTAAACATAAAAACAAGCTGCTCTGATAATATGTTTACGGGTGAAGTTTTTTATGGCGGTATGGTTGAATTTGGCACAGAAAGAATGGCGGCTCAGCCATTTATGCGACCAGCTTTTGACAACAAGAAGCGTGTGGCGGAGAGGATTATTATAAGGGATTTAAAAGATGTGTTATTCAGGGAAGCAACTAAAAAATACGGAAGCATGTAATGTCAAATGCTGGTGAGGCAATCTATTCGATACTTTCCGGCGATACCGATGTTGCGGCAATTGTCAGCGCTCGTATATATCCCGAACCACGACCACAGGGAAAGGCGTTGCCGAATATCAGTTATCAAGAAGTATCTTGCCCTCGCGTGCAAGTACATAGTGGGCCAGCGGGAACGGCTTATCCGCGCTACCAAATTAATTATTGGGCGGATACTTATACGGGGGCAAAGGCATTGGCAGAAAAGGGGCGGATTGCGCTCGATGGATATAGCGGCACGGCGGGTGGCGTGACAGTGCAAGCAATACTGCTTGAGGACGAAGGTGATATACCTACCGACACTACGCAAACACAACGGGAAAGGACTTATGGGGTGCGGCAAGATTTTATAGTTTGGCATAGAGAAACATTTACTTAAACGGGGTAAACGGGGTTTCTAAAACGGGGTAATAAATCATGGCACTAGAACCAGCAGCGGCATTTGGTTCCGTATTAACAGTCAGCGGTGCAGCGGCGGGCGTACTTAGTATTTCCGGGCCGGGCGTTACTGTAGACACAATCGATGTGACATCTCACAGTTCAACAAGTGGATACCGCGAGTTTGTGGAAGGACTCGCAGACGGCGGGGAGATTACTTGCGAGATTATTTTCGATGATGCCAACGAAGCGAAATGGGCAGCCTTGATGAGGGCTGGGGTGGTTGCATCTTGCAATATAACCTGGCCAGCCACGACTGGAACTTTGGTATGGACGTTCTCGGCTTTCCCAACGGGCTTTGAACCGACAGCGCCAGTTGACGGCTCCCTAACAGCAACGCTCACATTAAAAGTAACCGGAGCTATTACATACGATACTGATTAATATATTTATTCAGTTCAAAACGGGGTGATATTATGGCACTTGTACCAGCAGCGGCATTTGGAACGGTCGTTAAACTAGATACTGTAGCGCTTGGCGGCGTAATAAGTTTATCCGGGCCGGGAGTCACTATCGACACAATTGATGTTACTTCGCATTCGTCCACCAGTGGATACCGCGAGTTTGTGGAAGGTTTGGCCGACGGCGGCGAATTGACAATGGAGATTATTTTCGACGACGCCAATGAGTTGGTATTGGCGACGAAACGGGCCGCAGGGTTAACCGTCACAATTGAAATAACCTGGCCGGGCGCAATTGTTTGGTCCGCTGAGGCGTGGCTCACGGGTATAGAGCCGAACGCGGCCAGTGATGGTGCCTTAACGGCAACAGTCACATGGAAAATAACAGGAGTTATTACGTACGATCCGTAAGATTCAAAAGAAAGGAAAGGGTGATTTATGACAACAGTTCTTTCGAGGGACGAAATCCTAAATAAAGATGATATCCAACAGGAGAATGTATCCGTACCGGAATGGGACGGTGATGTAATCGTGCGCGGTCTTAATGGTTATGACCGTGACCGCTATGAAGAAAGTATGGTAGAGCGGCGCGGCAAAAGCTTTTCAACTAACCTTGAGAATATACGGGCGCGGTTGGTATCGCTGTGTGTTGTCGATGCCGAAGGCAAAAGAATATTTGCAGACGAAGATATTCCAGCCCTTGGCAAGAAATCAGGCGCTGCCCTAGAACGTGTGTTTGAAGTTGCTCGCAAATTAAGCGGTTTGCGTAACGAAGACATCGAAGAACTAGCGGGAAACTCAAACAGCGGCCAGAGCGATTAGATTGGCACCGCCTGGCTGCGCAAATGAGTTGCACGGTACATGAAGCGCAGAAGCGATGTAGCAGCTATGCGTTTTCGGAGTGGCGGGCTTTTAAATTACTTGAACCGTCCGGGGCCGAACTGCTGGATTTAATGACCGCCAAAATTTGTTTGATAATTGCTTTTGCTAATTGGTCGGGCAAGGGTAAGAAACCAAAACTGACAGATTATCTATTTTTGAGTGACGACAAGAAAAGCGACAAGCTGACCGATCCGAAATCGCAACAAATGCTTGCAAAGGTTTTGACAAAAGCGCTAGGCGGCAAGTTCACAAAACGGGGTAAAGAGATTGGGGACAATAGCTAATCTTATAATCGGGATAAAGACAAATCATGCCAATTTTTCGCGTGGCATAAAAACAGTCAATAAAGAACTCATAAACCTTGAGCGAAGGGTCGAAGCAGCGCAAGCTCGGATGGTGGCAATGTCGGCTGGCGCAATGGTGGTTGGCTATATGGCCTATCGTGGATTTCGCAACGCTGTTATGGCTAGTGCGGATTTTGAAAAGCAAATGGCGAAAGTCAATACCATGCTGGGGGAATCCAGTGAAAAGTATATGCCTGCTTATACGCAAGGCATTCAGAGATTAGCAATCCAATATGGCGAATCAACTGAAACACTTACCAGTGGTTTATACGCTATTCTTTCGGCATCGAGAGCACCTGCAAAAGCTATGGGGGTTTTAGAAACTTCATCTAGGGCGGCGATAGCGGGAATGACCGACACGGGAACAGCGGCATTCTTGTTATCTTCTGCGCTCAATGCTTATCACTATTCAGCAGATCAAGCAAATTATGTATCTAATATATTCTTTAAAACGGTCAAGAAAGGTCAAGTTGTATTTGAAGACATAGCTGCCGGTTTTGGAAAAATCGGCGCAACTGGTTATGCGGCAGGTGTACCCCTTGAAGAACTCATGGCCACATTTGCTACAATGACTTTAGCGGGCGTTAAAGCAGAAGATGCAATAACATCACTATCGAATGTAATGCTTGCATTCTTAAAGCCGGAAAAAGCTGCCGCCGATGCCGCCGAATTATTGAAGAAATCATTAGATATAGATTTAAGTGCAACAACTTTGCAGGTTCATGGGTTATATGGAACCATAAAGAAATTAGCTACGCTCAATGCTGCTGATCTTACAAAAATATTTACTGAAAAGCGAGCCATAAGAGGCATCTTGCCGCTTGCCGGTGCTACCGATAAGTACGCCGACGTGCTTAGATATATAAAAGGCGAGGCCAAGGCAAACGAAGACGCATTTTCTAAGATGGCCAATACTATGTCTTTTAAGCTTGGCCAGGCATGGCAAGTGATGGTTAAAGTGGGGCGCGTAGTTGGCAGCTTACTTAGCCCAGCCATTTTAGGCATGACATATATTATTAAAGGTGCGAACAAGGCGTGGTCCATATTGCCGACATCTATAAAGAAAACAACTCTTAAAATTGTTTCAGTTATTGCATCTATAGCTGCGCTCAAGTTATCTTGGATAGCGTTGTTGCCAATTATTACCAGGGTAACACAGGCATTAAAAAATCTCGTATTTATGGTTCGCAAATTTAGCATTATGACAGCTATTGGCGAAGTTATTTTAAACCCCAAAATGCTTATAGGTATCTCAATTAAACTAGCCGCCGTGGTTGGCATGTTTTATGCTGCCGACAAAGCTGTGGACAAATTGTATGCGTCTGAGCAAGCGGCCACACAAACCGCTAACGATATGTCCAAGGCATTCGGCGAAAATACAGAAGCCGCAAAAGCATTTAAAGATGCGTATGAGCAAGTTGATGCGGCAATTGGTTCGTCTAACGATAGCCTGATAGATCGTTTGCAGTTATTAAAAGAAACAAAAAAAGCAGAAGAGGGCAACTTTAGGGCGATATGCGATATTGTGGATGGTTTACGAGATCAATACCGTACTTATGGCATGACGGCAGGTCAAGCAGATGCATATCATTTATCCATGATGGGCGCCAGTAATGAAATGATAGAAGTTGCGTTGCGCTGGGATAAAATAATAACAAAAAAAGAGAAAGATGCAGAGGTAATGCGCGAGCGCGAGCAAGAGATTAAACAGCAAGCAAGGAATATGGAACAGCAAATAAAATCAGTATTTGAAGAAACACGCACACCTCAAGAAAAATTATTAAAAACCGTAAAAGAATTAGGCAAATTATTAGGGAAAGGTTTAGATTTTGAATCCTATTCGCGCGCTATCGATCAAGCAAGGGCAAAGACTTTACCAAATATACCAAAGCCAAGCATGGGCGCTTACGAATCAAGATTTATGGTCAAGGCTCCTGGGGCGGATGCTTCTTTAAGTGAATTGAGGCGCATAAGGGTGGTAATGGAGAAGATCGAGAGAAAAGACAAGTTAAAACCTGGGGCTATTGATCTTCAGGTGGCAGAATTTAATTAAAGCATTTACGGGGTAATCAGTTGGCAATTACGGCGATAAAAGAGGTTTTAGATAGTTCCGGCTTAGGCTGGAGTGCTAACAGTAGCGGCACTATCCG